AGGACGGCGACCGCGAGGCCGGGCTAGTGTAAGGTATTTTTTTCAGGGGTGTTTCGTTTTCGTTTTTTGGAGGGGGGAGCGAACGTCTAAGGGACGCCGCACAAAGAAGGGTCGTCGACCGAGTCTTAAAGCTTACAGCGTGGATTACATCCGAAAATGCGTCGACACTGAGCCCGATAGGTCTTGTGGCACTCGTCAAGGCGCTGGAGTTTGAATGAAATGCCTATCTCAATCAAAGAACTCGCGGCCGGTCTCGGCCTCTCCGCGCGTCGACTTCAGCAGTTCACGGATCAAGGAATGCCGAAGGTCAAGCACGGGGAGTACGATCCGCTCGATGTGTGCCGCTGGTTTTATTTGAAATGGCGAGACGCGGAACTGAAAAAGGAAAAGGAGGATTCCCGGTCCGACGAGGAAGACCGGCGCCACAAACGCATCAAGGCAGACCGAGAGGAGTTGAAGCTCAATCAGGAGCGCGGCGACCTTATGCCAACGGGCATTATTCAACCGATCGGGAAGGATATATTCGCAATCTTTCGCGTCAATGTGATGAACGCAGCGGCACGTCTCGCGCCGTCGCTCGAAATGGTGGCAGCCCTGGAGGCGCAGCGGCGCGTCGAGAACGCGCTGCTCAGCCTGCTTCGCGATATGGCAAATTCCTTCGCGCGCGAAATGGCGAAAACCTTGGGGGCGGATGCTGACATCATCGGAGCCGATGGTGCTCGACCCGACAGTCCGGCTCGGCCTGGAGCGCATGTTTCAGGAGTGGGCCCGGGAACTGGAACCTCCGCCGTCACTCACCATAAACGAGTGGGCGAGTCAGTATCGAACTCTGCCAAGGGGAACAAGCGTAAGGCCAGGCCTATTCGTTCCTGAGTCGTATCAGATCGAGCCCGCCGACGCGTTCCTTGATCCCGACGTTCGAATCCTGGTCTTCCCAAAAATTCCACAGATCGGCCTCTCGGAGCAGTTGAACAACATCATCGGCCGCACGATCCATCTTGCGCCCGAGAACATGCTGCTCGTGCAGCCGTCGAACGATGCCGCGAAACTCTACAGCAAAAACAAAATCGCGCCGATGATCGAGGCCTGCGCCGAACTGCGAAAACGCGTCCGAACGGCGACGGCGCGCAAATCCGGAAACACGATGACGCTGAAAGAATTTCCCGGCGGGTTTTTGAAGATCACCGGAGCCAATTCCGGGAAGGGCCTTCGGTCCGACAACATCCGCCTGATATTTCTCGACGAGGTCGACGCGTATCCCGACGACGTCGCCGGTGAGGGCAACCCGATCGATATCGTCATGCACCGCGCTGACTCATTTGCCGATTACCGCGTCGTCATGGGCTCAACCTATGCAAAGCCGCGCGGGTTCAGCCGGCTCGAATGGTATTGGAACAAGAGCGATCAGCGCCGGTTCCACGTCCCCTGCCCTCATTGCGGATTCTTTCAGGTTTTGAAGTGGCGCGACGTTGATCCGGATACGAGGGAAACCACGGAGTATTGGCTTCGGTACGAAAAGAACGCGGCCGGTGAAGTGATTCCGGAAAGCGTTCACTATCTTTGCCAGGACTGCAGGAAGCCGATCGCGGAATCGTTTAAGTCGCGAATGCTGGAGCGAGGGGAATGGATTCCGACATTCCCCGAACGGAAGGCGATTCGCGGCTATCACATCAACGGGCTTTACCTCCCGTGGCGTCACGTGTGGCCCGATATCGCGCAGGAGTGGGTCGACGCTCAGGGAAACCCGGAGAAGATGAAAGCCTTCGTCAATCTCCGGCTTGGGGAAACGTACGACGATCCGAGCGAGTCGGTTGAATCAACGGCGCTGGAGAAGCGGAAGGAGGTCTACGCGGCCGAGGTCCCGGACGGCGTCGCGGTTCTCGTGGCCAGCGTCGATGTCCAGGGGAACCGCCTCGAGGCGCAGATCGTTGGGTTTGGCGCTGGGCAGGAGGCCTGGCTGATCGCGCACGAGGATTTCTTTGGCGTTCCGGACGATCCTGACACGTCGTGCTGGGAGGAACTCGAGGAGTGGCTGTTGCGGGCACGGGTCCACGCGCGCGGGTTCGACATGAAGCCGGCAATCACGCTGATCGATTCATCGGCATACACCAAGTCTGTCTATGACTACGTGAAACCCAGGCAGCATGCGGCCCGGCGCGTGTTCGCGATCAAGGGCCAGGAGCGCATCGCGCGTGCTGGCCTAGTCAAGGAGACAATCGACAAGAAGATCGGCGTCCGGCTTTGGATGATCTCGACATCCGTCGCAAAGGATCTCGTTCTCGCTCGGCTGAGAATTCAGCAGAAGGTCGACGAGAAGAAAGATCCGATTCCCACGCCCGGCTTGATGCACTTCCATCGGGACACCACGAAGGAATATCTGGAGCAGCTGGCCAGCGAGAAGAAAGTCACCATCCGAAACAAGCGGACGCGCACCACGAAACAGATATGGCAGAAAACCCGCGATCGGAACGAGGCGCTCGACCTGATGGTCTACGCCCATGCCGGCCTCGCCATCCTGGGGCAGCACATCGACCGGGCGAAGTACGGCGACCTCGCAAAGCTCGCGGAACTGATCAAGCAGGGACACCGGCCAGAGAATGTGGCGCGTCCGACTGGATGGAAGGTTCGGAAGTTTCGAATTCCTGGGCAGGAATAACGTAAGCCAAAAACGGTAACAATTCAGCCGCTACCGCTTACGTGACTTAAATGCGATTCCGGTCCATTCGCGGGCCTCTATTGGTTTGATATAGCTGTCGACGGGGTCGTTCTTACCAGAATCCCAATGAGAGTTATGTACCAAAAGGTACTGGGTCCCACGTTGGGACGTCCTGATAAGCCGAATGCGTAGAGACGTCAGAACTATTTGAGGACTTGGCCGTTACCGTAACTGGAGTGTCGAAGTAGACCGCGTGAAAGTTATTGGCGAGTCTGGTCAGATGTTGCCGCAGCGATTCGTAGTCGAAGGACTCATTCATGTATTCAACTAGAAGATACTGGATCTCGGCGGCAAGCGCGCTCGCCTCTTCGGATGAGTCGAGATGCATGTCGACACTATTGAGGGAGAGCCACTCATGAAATTCTTCCAACTGAATTTTGTCGGTTAAAAGCCCAATCAGTTGGCTTCTGATTTCGAGTTCGGACAACATGGCGAAGTTTAAACCCTCGTTTAGGCCAAATTTAAAATCAAAGATCGTGACACGTCACGATCTTAGAAACATGTTCAACCAGGGCGACTTCTGGGACAAGGCGAAATCTGGCGAACTGGATGTTGTCCTTCAGGTCGACAAGCCCGGTCCCGATCATCAGCCGCCCGGAACTAGAGGCCAGATACTGGAATATCGTGACTCAGACGCGCACACAATAGCAATAGTGCATCAGTACCTCCGTACCGACGGCACTCTCGGCGGTGTCGGAAAGCCTGATCCCATAGCTTTAGTTAAGAATTCCCGGCAGTGAAAAGCAAATACATTGTTGGGGGCGCCGTAATCCTCGTGTCTCGCTCTACTATCTCCACCTTCCGAGTTTTTGAAATGTTCCCGGATGCGGAAGCGGCGCGTATCTATCTGAAGTCGCACTACCCAAATTTCTACAGCCCTGTAGAATTTCTACAGGCCGGTATAATTTCGGTCCTGTTTTTCGTCCTCATTTGAGGCGATAAAGCCGCCCCGCCTCCCCCGCCAACAAACTGTTGGCCCCGCTAACAAGAAGTTAGCAGCTAACAAAGTGTTGGCGTTCCCAACGCTGAAACTCTTGTGCAATATCCTCTTCCGTGACGCCGGAAGAACGCCTCGAACTGTACTACGCCGCTGAAGCCGCCATCCTGCGAGGGGCGCAGGCCTACACCATCGGGACGCGTTCCTTCACCAGGGCCGACCTAAAAGAGATTCGGGAAGCGATCAAGGAAATCCGTGCCGAGGTCCTCGTGGCGCAGCGCGGCGGCATCCGCATGCGCGGGGGTGTCCCACATTGAGGGAAGCAATCCGCAAAGCCGTCGAGGCCGCGAAGTCAAACCCTTTCGACCGTCTCGTGGGATGGTTCGATCCGGCGCGCGGGCTTGCGCGCTTGCGCAGTCGCGCCATGCTGAGTCTCGCCGGGGGATACGAAGGCGCCCGTCGCGATCGAAAGGCAACCAAGAGCTGGAGGACCTCCGGGAACTCGCCCGACAGCGACATCCTGCAGGACCTTCCGGCGCTTCGTGAGCGCAGCCGGGACCTCGTCCGAAACAATCCGATCGCAGCCGGCGCGCTGAATACCATCGCTGACGGTGTCGTCGCGACTGGGCTCAGCCTGCAATCAAGGCCCGACTGGAAAACGCTCGAAATAACCGAGCAGCAAGCGCTCGAATTGGGCGAAGCCATCGATCGCGGATTCCGGATGTGGGCTGAGTCCACGGATTGCGACATCACGCGGACCCAGAATTTCTACGGCCTCCAGGATCTCGCCTTCCGTTCGTGCGTGGAATCCGGCGACAGTTTCGCGCTCCTGCCGCTGGTAAAGCGTCCAGGCAATCCATCGGCGCTTTGCGTCCAGATCATTGAGGGCGATCGCTGCCAGACGCCTCAAAGCATGCGCGACGATGAGCAGTCGATCAGCGGCGGCGTCGAGAAGGACCCGGCCGGCGCTCCCGTGGCCTATCACTTTGCGCGCCGGCATCCTGGCTCGCTGACACAGTCGGGTGCGCTCGAATTTGACCGGATACCGGCATTCGGAGAACTGACTGGCCGGCGGAATGTTCTCCACCTGTTTCGGAAGTTGCGGCCGGGGCAGACGCGCGGCGTTCCCGATTTCGCCCCGATCATTGAGACGCTCAAGCAGGTGGGCCGCTACGCCGACGCCGAACTGATGGGCGCCGTTCTCAACGCTTCCTTTGTGGCGTTCTCCGAGAGTCCTACCGGCGAGGAGCTGCAATCTCCGGTCGATGAAGGGAAGCCGGCAAGTGAGACGTCGAAAGAGATCGGGATCGTCAACGGAATCATCATCGACGTCGCCAAAGGGCGGCAGATGAAGTTTGCCGACATGAAGCGGCCCAACACGGCCTTTGATGGTTTTGTGTTGGCGATGTTCCGGCAGATCGGGGCCGCGATCGGCCTCCCGTTCGAGGTCCTGTTAAAGCACTTCACCGCGAGCTATTCCGCATCCCGCGCCGCGCTGCTGGAGGTGTGGCGATTCTTCCGGCAGCGCCGCGCGTTTCTCGCTCTCACCTTCTGCGATCCGGTTTTCGAGGCATGGCTGGAGTTGGCCGTCGCCAACGGAGCCATTTCGGCGCCGGGCTTCTTTTCCGATCCAGTCATCCGCCGCGCTTACCTGCAATGCGAATGGATAGCGGACGGCCCGGGCCACGTCGACCCCGTGAAGGAAGTCCAGTATTCCGTTGAGAAGATCAAAAACCGCCTCTCTTCGAGAACGCGGGAGGCGATGCGCCTTGATGGCGCGGTCTGGCGTGAGGTCGAGCAGGAGCTAGCGCGAGAGGATGCGATCCTGCGGAGTTCTGGCGCGCTGCCGGCTACCGATGATGGACCCGCAGAGGAAGAATCCGGCGACGAGGAAGACGCCCGAAGGGAGCGCGAAAATGCGCAAGCTTAACGGGAAGATCGTCGACGTTCTTGCGGCGCCGTGGGCCATCGAACCGGCGAAGCTCCGCGAGATCACAGAAATCTACTCCGCGCGCCTGATGGGCGATCCGCTCGATATCGAAGCCATCGAGGCAAAGCTCGGCCGCGAGATGGGCAACGAGCCGCAAGGTTACGACATCATCGGCGGCGTCGGAATCGTCCCGATCCACGGCGTGATGGCGAAGCGGATGAATCTCTTTATGGAGATTTCCGGCGGCGCCTCGATGCAGATGATTGGCCGCGATTTCCGGGCGGCCATGAATGATGATCGCGTTCACGGCATCATTCTCGATATTGACTCCCCGGGCGGAACCGTCGACGGGACGGAGGACCTCGGGAGCCTGGTAGCGAGCGCCAGAGGAACGAAGCCAATCGTCACGTACGGCAACGGCTCCATGTTCAGTGCGGCCTACTGGGTCGGTTCCGCAGCGGACCGAATCTTTCTCAGCGGCGCCACGGCCGGAGCGGGCTCGATCGGCGTCGTGACGCAGCACATCGATTATTCCCAGTACGAAAAAAACCGCGGGATCAAGGTGACTGAAATCACCGCAGGGAAGTACAAGCGGATCGCGAGCGCACACGAGCCGCTCACACCGGAAGGCCGCGCCACGATTCAGGGCCAGCTTGATCACCTGTACAGGGTGTTTGTCGACACCGTTGCGCGCAATCGTCGCACGACGTCCGACGACGTTCTCGACCGGATGGCAGACGGTCGAATTTTCATCGGCCAGCAGGCGAAAGATGCCGGGCTCGTCGACGGGTTTTCCAACCTTGAAGATTTGGTCGGGAGGCTCGATGGCGAGCGCGCGGCCACGATCCGATCAACTTCTTACGGAGGACTATGAGCGAAAAATTTCTGCAAATCACGCCAGAGGAACTCGCAGCAAAGGAAAGGGCGCAGTTCGAAAAGGGCAGGGCCGAAGGCAAAACCGAAGCAGAGGCCACAGCAAAAGAGCAAGTCGCGGCGGCGCAAGCCGCTGGCGCCGCCAAGGAGCGCGACCGAGTCAAGGACGTTCTCTCGATCCCGCACGTGGGCCACGAGGAATTGATCGCGGGCCTGGCGTTCGACGGCAAGTCCAGCAAGGCCGACGCCGCCCTCGCGATCATCGAGGCCGAGAAGTCGACGCGTTCGAAGGTCCGCAAGGACCTCAAGGAAGACGCGCCGAATCCGCTGCCCGATGGCGGCGATCCGGCAAAGGACGCGGCCTCCGACAGGAACCTCACCGTCGAGGAGCGCTGCAAAAAGAACTGGGCGTCGAACAAGGACGAGGTTCGCGACAACTTCATGAACTTCGAAGGCTACGTCGCTTTCGAAAAGAACTTCGCAGCCGGCAACATCCGGATGCGCGAGAAAGGGGCAAAGTAAATGGCCGAAGTCATCAGACGTTACGAACTCGGGGACATCGGAGAACTGCCGATCCTCGCCAATACCGACATCGAGGAGGGCGTCGCGGTCGGTGTCACCTCTGCCGGCGGTCTCGCGCGGCCCGTCGATCCTGCCGACAAGTTCGCCGGATTCGCCGAGCGGACCGTCCTGAACAATCCGGGATCGAGCGGCGACAAGCGCGTTCGCGTCATCGAGCGCGGCCACATCCAGCTCGCGGTGACAAGTGCCGCCATCACGGATTACGGCGCCCCGGTGTATGCGGACGGCCCCAACGTGTTCACGCTGAACGTAGCGGACGGCCCGTTCGTGGGCTACATCAGCCGCTTCATTTCGACCGGCCTGGTCATTGTGCGCTTCGATGCGCAGCTGACCGCTCCGGCCGAGGAGAGCTAGGGCCGGGATCGCTTTATCGGGCCGCCTTCTGTGCGGCCCATCACTGAAAAATTTTCTTTCGGGAGGGTGACATGGGTGCAGGAAGTTTGGGATCGAGAGCGATCATCGGCGAGTTCTATCGACGGCTGGAGCAGAACGAAGCCGCGAGCGTTACCGCGGCGCTCAGCAACTTGTTTCAATCGGATCAGGCATCCGAGACGTACAAGTGGCTCGGCCAGGTTCCGCAGATGCGCGAGTGGATCGGCGGACGCCAGGCGAAGGGATTCTCGGAGAACGGAATCACCATCGTCAACAAAAAGTACGAGAGCACGCTTGAGGTTCTCGTCGACGAAATCCGCCGCGACAAGACCGGTCAGGTCATGATCCGGATCGGCGAGCAGGCCCGACGGGCTGGCGCGCATTGGTTCAAGCTGCTGTGCACGCTGATCGTTGCCGGCGAGTCGGCCCTCTGCTACGACGGCCAATTCTTTTTCGACACGGATCACGCCGAAGGCGACAGTGGCACGCAGGACAACGACATTGCCGTCAACATCAGCACGGCGACTGCGCCGACTGCGGCCGAAATGGAACTGGCAATCCTCACGGCCACGGATCAGATCCTTCGGTTCGTCGACAACGAGGGCGAGCCGATGAACGAGGATGCGCGTCAGTTCCTCGTGGCGGTTCCCACTCCATTCCGAAGCGCGGCCGCGGCGGCGCTGAAGAATCCGATCATCGTCGACGGTTCTGGCGCGCGGACGAACACCATCGTCAATGTCGGTGGCTTCGGCTACGAGATCGTGGCGACCCCACGCCTCAACGCCTGGACCACGAAGTTCGCACTCTTCCGGACCGACGCCGACGCGAAGGCGCTGATCCGCCAGGAAGAGCTGCCGATCCAGATGTCCTCGCTGACCGAGGGCTCCGAACTGGAGTTCGAGCACGACAAGCATCAGTACGGCATCAAGGCGCTCCGCAACGTCGGCTACGGCATGTGGCAGAACGCCTGCCTCGTAACCTTCACGTAGAACGAGGGCGCCATGAACAAGTACAGAGTCATCGGGGCTTACGTCTCCGTAAGCTCCGGGATCGTCGAACTCACGAAGGCTCAGGCCGGGGCGCGCGGATACGCCCTGACCGACCTCAAGAAGCCCGGCGAGTTGATCGAAGGAACCGGTCAGTACGCCGTCGAGAAGCAGACCGGTTTCAAGCTCGGCGAGGTTTTCGGCTGGGACGAGGAAGCCAACAAGGCTCTCGCTCAGGTGATCGTCGACGCGGACGCGCCCGTAGCCGAGGTGCCCTCGACCGGTAAAAAGAAGGCGCCGGCAAAGCCGAGGGGCAAAAAGTAAATGTCCCTCGCCTTCACCCTCGACGCCGATATCGCCCTGCTTTTCACGGACTCACCGCACGCGATCACGGTCGGGGAAGTTACCGAGCCGTGCCTGTTCGACGAGTTCGATGATTCGGTGATGGAGGGGCAGCCGGGCGGGGGGCAGATGATCACGATTCCGCGCGCAACGATTCAGACGAGCAAGTTTCCTGGCATCAAGATCGGCGACGAACTCTCGATCTCGGACGGCGCAGAAACGCGTGACTTCGTTGTCTGGAATCATCAGCGCATCGACGATGGCGCGCTGACGCTCCTGTTTATCAGGCCGGTTGAGGAAGAGGAATCGTGACGGTCGCCGAAGCCTACATCCAGGGCGTCGTGACGGCCCTTGAGAACGGCGAGGACAAGCCGAGCGGCCTGATGGTGAACCTGTCGCGTCGGCAGCCGCAGGAACTCGACAATCTCCCGCTCGTGAGCGTGTTCCTGATCCGTGAGGCGGTATCGACGGGAAAGGGTAAGCCCGGGGGTGTCGATAGAACTCTCCGGATCCGGGTTCGGATTTGGCATCACTCGCGGGCGGGCGAAACCGATTCATTGATTGAGCCGATCCGGGAATACGTCCTCGGTGTGGTGCTGGCGGCCCTCGGCTCGTGGGGAATTGAAGAGTCGACCGAATGGGAAGGCGAGGACACCCCGGATACATACGTCGCCGTGGCCGATGTCGATTTCACTGTGTCCTACGCCACGAGGCGCGGCAGCGCGACGGAGA